CTTGAGAAGAAAATAATAGTGGGTAAGTTTATTGATACTGATATTTCATTCATGTTTATATGAGCCTATCACTCTTCCCTTTTGGGTTCTTACAGCAAAACCTTTTCGTACTAGATATGGTTCGATGCTATTCTCAATAGTGTCCATAGCAATTCCAGTTAAAGCTGAAATACTCTTTAGGCCCAATCCAGCACCTTTAGAATTAGCAAGCACTTTCAAATACATCTTATCATACACATCCAAACCGTCCTTATCAATACCCTGACTATTAAAGATTTCATCCACACTCATCTTCTTCTCTGTATAATATGCACTACAGTTTTTATACCATTGTAGTCTACCATTCAAAATTCTAGGAGTTCCCTTGCTTCTTTTAGCAATTTCTAGCAAATCTTCATCGCTAATATGCAAACCTAGCTTGTTAGCGTTCAATCCTGCTAGTTTAGCTAGATCAATCTCAGTATAGAAGGACAAATGTTCTTTTATTTGAAATCTATCATAAAATGGTTGACTTAAAGTGCCTCCACTAGTTGTTGCTCCAACCAAAGTAAATACTGGCAACTCAATAGTTTCCGGCTTTTCTTTATCTTGTTCATCTTTTACAGTAATATTGAGAACAAAATCCTCCATTACTGGATATAAAAATTCTTCTACAATTTTGGGTAAACGATGAATTTCATCAATGAATAGAACAGAATGTTTTTCCATACCCATAATATAGGGCAAAATATTTTTGATACCACGAACAGTGGCAGCATTGATGGTATATAGGTTGACTCCCATCTCAGTAGCTATAGCACTGGCTATTGTAGTCTTTCCTAGCCCCGGTGGGCCGTCTATTAAAAGATGAGGCATCACACCACCAGAATTTTTACAACCAGCAACCACGATGTTTAACCGTGTAATCACTTCTGACTGTCCAATAATTTCACTAAATCGCGTGGGACGAATTGCATTAGCCATTTTTTTCTCCAAAGTTTTTTAAAGCCTGTTTGATTAAATCAACGCAAATATAAGTAGGTGTTCTGTCAAAGGTTGAGACTATTAGTTTCTCAGCTTCACTAATATCAAAACCATATCCAAGTAAAATTGTACAAGATTGTGTTAAAAGATCTAAAGGAATAGTTTCTTTCTTTTCCTCTGTTTCTGCTGCTAAAGATGACTTCTTTTGAGTCTGACTATAGATAATCTCATTTTTTTCTACTAGTTTTACCCTAAGTATCTCATTGCAGTCGCAGACTATTCTATATCCTTTTGTCTGTGCCTCTTTCATGGAAATCCAATGGTCTGAAGAACATTTAGGACATCTATATTTTAGATGAACATCTTGATCAATCGGTCTCAGGCGTTTCTGTTTGATTGTTGGCATCTTCTTTTACCCAAAAAATGAAATCGTTTTTTTCACTGTCGTATCCACTATCCAAAACCCCCTTGTTAACCAAGGTATTCAAAATATTGCTGACCATTCTTCCGTTCAAATCTTCTATAATCTCTCCTAAAATTTTATCAGTAAGTGAGTATCGAATTTCTTTACTTTTTTTATTGATTTGTTTTCTAGCATGATTCTTAATGATAACAGATGCTTCTTCATGACTCAGAGTAGTATCCATTTCTTCTATTTCTTTTTTACTCATTGTTGATAAAGAAGCAGTTAAAGAATCTGCGGCTATCTCATTAACTTGTCCAAATAAATTAAAAACCAAAGCTCTTGAGTGGTCAACAAATTCTTCAAAGTTGCTTATAAAAAACCATTTTTCGTTCTTCATTATACTAATGTTTCCCCTTCGTACTTTGGGATGCTGACCCATTCAAGTTTAGCAGACAGGACGGGTTTGTACACTACTACGATCCTATCGGTTTTCTTATCTTTTTCGACTATCTTCAAAGGGATACGCCTATCTTGATTTGTACAGTTTTCAATAAAAATGATAACTTCTGCCATTGCATCGCATACTTTACTGACTGATGATTCATTAAAGTAAATTTCAAAATATGTACTCATCATTTTTTATTAAACTCTGTTTGACAGTTATTATGTTTGTCTACAAAAGTTCTCTCAAAACCTAGCTCTGCTAAAATTGGCATCTTATGAAAGGTAATAGTGAACCTTACATTATTTTCATCATCTGTCATTTTTGTCCATTCTACTCTTTGTGCTTTACTCATATGCGTAGCTAAATCATAAGCAATATATGGAGTTTCAGTAAATGAACTAAAAAACATCGCCACATATAATAGTGTTGCTGGTAACATCCTTGTCCTCTAATTGAGTATGTCGAACATACCCATATAATAGTTTGGTTGCGAAAGAAAATGAACCGCGTGTGATACTAAGTGATTTCTATACGCCACATCTAACTTGTTATGTATAAAGTATTTGGTTTTATAGACTGGTTCTTTATAATGATTGTTCCCCAAAAACAGGGAGTTTTTAAAGTTCCCTGATTTGGAGAAGTAATCATTCACAGGTAACGAGCCTTTATCGAATCCATGTCCAATATACCAGACATTAGAAGGATATTCAACTATGTCATTTAAAGCTTCGTATAGCATTTTACCCCAAGCGTCCCATGCACTAGGATCAAACTTGAAATAATTTTTATGCTGACTCTCTAAATTATCCTGACTATCTTCATAGTCATCATCGTAGTTGTAATCTTCATCTTGTTGTCCCATAAAATTCTCAATTTTCTATATTAGACCATCTTGATCCAGTGGTGGCGATTACATTTGCTCTTGTTGGTTTTCTTCCTCTTCTTGCCCCTTTAAATCCTAATCGACGTATAACATGACACATAGTTTGATATCCGTTATAGAATTTAATTCCTCTAAAACCATTATTTTTTATGTGTTCATATACATCAAAAGAACAATTGTACTTCTTCATCAGTTCAACAAATTCTTGTCTCGCTGATTCGTCACCAAGTAACATCTGTGTTAATTTATTAGTATGTCTGCCCATTTGTTTTCTCCTTATGTGGTTGTGTCAAAGGGTATGGAGTCTCCAATACCCCTGACACTAAACCCTCAACCGATACAAAATTTGTCACTAATCTTAGATGCTAGTTCTTTAGCAGCATTAGATAGAAATCTGTTGTTACTAAAGTAGAGCGGTGTTGAGACTTGATTAAGGAACTCCACGACCGTCTTTAAAAGCTTGGTCTGGGAACCGTCAAGATCTAAATCCTCGCCCCCAGCGTCAGCAGGAAGCGTCTCAAGAGAATCTGTATCGTCCTCAACCACAGGAGATACTGGAGTAGGATCACCATAAGCCTTATTGAACAGAGCGCCGCTACTAGTATAAACATACTTGTTGTTGATATCATCTGTACTATTGGTATATTTATTACAGAATACAGTGCTGTTCTTAAGGTTAAGAGACTTCATCTGATCAGCAATAGTTGCAGCAACATTAACTGATACTGGAACTCCAGTAATATCAGACTTTTTATAAGCCTTAGCATATTCCTTAAACCATTCGTCGCTAGTTTTATTAGCAACAAGATTAACAACAGCAGAAACACCATCAAGAGCTTGTTTAAGATCCAGAAGATTCACAGGATTCCCAGTTGATCCCGACAAAATACTGGTAAAGTAGGACTGCTTTCCTTCCCAGCCCTTCCTCCACCAAGTATAAGGGATACGATAAATCTGATTAATTTTGATAGCTCGGGCATCTCCTTCAAAATAGTTTACCAGTTTCTTTTGAATACCGTTCCAATAAGTCTTATGAGGACTATTTGTATTATGATCCAGAATCCAATAGCATTGATAACCATTACGAGTATCAACAACCCAGCTTGGCTTTACAGGAAAACTATTGATCTTGTTCAAGAATCCCTTCTTCTTTTGCATCACAATGCTAGGCTTAAAATAGCTACCGTTATCATCTCTCCCAGCATCCATATCAACAAAACAAGCACGAACCCTACTAATAGCATATTGCTTACGCCCACCATTAACATAGAAGTAGGCATCAGCACCTTGACTATCGTTTGCAATAGCAACAGTAGTAAGATTGTCTGTATGATTCATGCTACTGATCTTCTTGCGAGGATCACCATTGTAGCAAAAAATCTGCTGACTACCCAAAGACTCAAAAAACTTATTCCTCAAAGTAATTTGATCTCTTGTTCCAATAGCACTATGAGTCTTATCGAACGGATTAAAAGCCAAAGTATCGCTAAACATTTGTTTTCCTTTTTCCACTTCCTATCTACAATTTTGATATTGGGACAGTGAACATCACCATCAAGAGCAATATCTAAAAGATGGTAACGGAATCGAACCGTTATTGCACGATAGCAGAAACTATATAGGTGCTACCTTACAAGTTACCAAACACCACCTTGACTATCTAATATCAATGGTTTCCGTAGAGCCCATTATCTAAATCAGAATCATCTTCGTCACCAACGAGATCATCGTCCTCATCTTCATCGTCAAACTGATCCCAATAGTTCTCATCATAATCATTCAGATAATCATCCTCATCATCTTCGTAATCATCTTCACTGAAATTGGCCTTGTAAAGAGGCTTGAGCAATTCGCCCTCATACTGTCCAACTACCTCATAACGACAAGTGCGAAGCTTTTCACAATTAGAATCGCTTGGAACACTGACTACATCCTTGGGATTGATCTTAACGATCACAATACGGTCTCCAGCTTCCAGACTACCATAGTTAGCAACATAATTCAATGCTCCAGCATGAAGTCCATTAGAACAACCACGACCACGATCATCGTCAACCTTTGCTCTTTGCATTTCGCAAACCTGACCAACGCGGTTGTCAAAAACTCCTCTATACTTATCCTTAAAGTCTGAACGAACAGCCTTATAAGCGAGAAAGAAACCATCCTCAGTAATAGGAAGATGCTCATGCTCCAAGAAATCATACAGTTCCTTCTGACTCTGCATACTTGGATTTTCCATGATATTATTCAGGAAATTGACAAGGGGCTGAAAAGGTAATCCCTTGCTCATAAACTCCAAAATACGCTTACTAATACTACCATGAACTTCCTCGCCCTCATAAAGAACCTGTCCATTCTTGATCTCTACAAGACCATCGCTAAAAGTAGCAACAGCTTTTTGAACATCAACAACTTCCAGTAGTTCATCTGCCGTAGCAGAGGGAAGTTTTTCCAGAATCAACTTATAGTTGATATGATCTGGCAACACCTGATAACTCTGATTATTAAGAACCAGCGTCAAATTACCATCCACAAACATAAACGGAACAGCCATAATCCAAACTCCTAGTT